GATAGCACCTTGCTGACGGTGCATCATTATTGTATCGTCCGATTGTTCTAACACCTTTTGGTGTTGCTCAATAGCTAGGTCTATATAACTATTGAATGCTTCCCACTGGCGGTTGTTGCCCACCAGCGGCTTGAGGCGGCTGAGTACCTGCTGCTTGTCCATTTCCACTAAATCCTTGTTCACCCGGAACTGGTGCTTGACCAGTGCCTATATTTCCACCACCAGCACCTGTTGGGTCAAGTGGCGCACCTGTTGCTTGAGGCTGTTGTTGTTCTGCTGGTGCTTGAAACTGCTTCATTAGTTCTGCTTGCAGTGCAGCCTCACTCATATTGTTGGTTACTTTGTCGGGGTCAAGGTCCATTGATTTTGCAATCTCGCTAATTACATATTGGAACTTTGCAAAAGGTGCAAGTGCTGGGTTACTTGCAATTTGTAAGAACTGCATAAGTCTCTGACTACGAACCTCATTAGCCATTAGACTTTCTGTACCACGTGCTTTTACTTCTAAGTCACCCTTAATTTCTGGGTCAAAATCAAACTGCATATTAAATCTGAAGAAACCTTCACCAAGGGGACGTAACATATAGTCATCTACGTTTTTAATAACAGTTTTAATACTACCACTTGCAGCATTCATTAACATGGATATTCCAGAAGCAGTACGTCCTACACCTGTTACCCCTGTTTGCCCATGTGCAAATGATGGTAAACCTGTAGACTCATCTGATAACTGACGTGCTTTATCAAACAGCATCATATTTTCTGATGATACATTAGGAAACTTTGTACCAAAGATAGCTTGGCCCGGTGCGCCAGATTGTCTGCGAAATACCTTACCCGGATATATAGACATGTCCTGCCCCGGCACAAGATTTGTTTCATCTACCTCAATAAGAAGATTACCTGACAACACGGCATTGTCTACAGCCATACGCATAAACCCATTCATTAGTGTCTGCGTATCATCCATGTTTTCAGCAATACCTACACCAAAGAATGAATATGGGTTCATTTCATATGGTGCAGCTACATAAGGAATCTTAGCTGGCTTAAATGGGTTAAGAACCATACGAATAAGTTTGTTGTTACAAATCCACACATTTGCCTGTAACTCATCAAACTCTTTTAGTTCCTCTGGAATATCTACACCCTGCTCTTCCAGCATGTCGGTATCAACCATACCCCAATACTCAAGAACTTCAAAGCGGTCAATCCCATGCTCTGGTGCATAATCAGATAAGTCATCTTCCCAATACTTTTTAGTGTAGTTCTCACCCATTTGGATGCATTCGTCAATAACTTGACCACGGAAGTATGGACGTTTTTTAAGCATACGCATTTGTGAACGAGACATTTTATGCCGTTCAATTACAAACTGCGCTTCATCCATATTGTTTGAGTCTGGGTCAGGATAAAAGTTCCACACGGATACATGGTCTACCTGCGGTACTGTTTTAAACATAGGGTCGTAGTTACCCTCATCATCCCAGTTAGGATATTCTTTGTCCTTTGCAAATGGACCTTTCATAATACCTGTACCAAATAATGCCATTTCAAACGAACTGCTACGTAAGTTTTTATTAGCACCTGACTCTTCTAACTGGTCATGTATTTTCTTTTGCATTTTTTTAGCTGCAATCATTGCAGGGCTAAATTCAATAGCAGTAGGTGTTTTACCCGGACCTTCTTTTAATTTATCTTGAACAGGGTCAAGTTTTTCTTCTAGCGGTCCGAGTTTTTCAGACAGCGTTTTAGCCGTTGCACCCGGTGGCAAATCATTTCCATCTCCTTTAAAACCATACGGACTTGTAAGCGAAGTAGTCGCTTGCATCTGTTGCGGTTCTTTTGGGTCAAAATGTACATCGGCAACTACTCCTTCAGGAAGTGTTGTAGGCTCAATAGATAGAGGAAACTTATTATTAGCAAATAAAACATCAACGATTTGACCGTACGCAGCAAGCGTTTTGGTCTTAGTAACTTTAATAAAGACACGTGACTTCTCCGCTTCTGTAAACTGCACATCAGGACCATACAGACCACGATAGTTACGATATGCTCTTAGCCAACGCTCTTCATCTTGATATCGGTAATCTTCAGCCCGACTATATCTTTCAAGAATAAAAGGAATGATGTTAGATACATCAGCATCAAAAACAGCAGACTCATCTGTATCTTCTAATGCAATAGCATCATCTTCAATCATAATTTCATCTTCAGCCATATTTTATTCCTTAGTATCCAAAGGTAGCATCTGCAACTTGCATACCGCCACCGGGTCTACCCATCGGGTCATAATCAAATATACTAAATCTTGGTCGTGACATTATACCATATCTTAACGCATCGTACAAGTGGTCTTCTGCTTTCGTGTCCACATCTTCTGGATTCTTTTTATCCAAAGGTATGGACGGTAGTTGGGAGATGATGTTTGTGCAACTATTAAAGAAAACAAGTCTAGGTTCTTCTGTAAATTCATCTACCTGTAAACGTCTGTGTATTTCGTTTTTACCTGCTACACGACTACCACGGCTTCGGTCTGATGGTCTCCACCTGCAACCTCTGCTTATCATTTGCTCCGCAAGAGAAGGGCCAGTATCACCACGCTTGTGCCAAAGAGAACTGTCCAGAACACCGTACTTAATATTTCCATCTTCAGCTTCTAACTCTAGTATCATGTCTGCTAAGTCAGTAGCTAAGACTTTTGACACATACAATTCCCTGTACACAATGATTTGCTCAGACGGTGCGACAGCGCACCATACAACACCACTGTAAGAACCATAGCCGTAATCACATGCTCTAAACTTAACCCAATTGCTAGGAATATTAAAAGGTTCAACAACATGAATATCACGGTCAAACTCTGTGAACGCAGCACCTTCTTTAATATCCCAATCACCATCCAAGAGTTGCCGTCTTTGTTGCTCTGGGAGCGACAAGAGCATAGCTTCGTAGTCACCTGTTTCAGAGAGATACGGGTTGTCAGATAATCTAGCAGGAATGAACCTACGTTTAAATAATGGTTTCCCAGCTTTGCTATGCCCTGCTGGATACCTGAGAATTTCATGCGTTTCAATATCCGTAGCATCAAACGCCTTTCCATAAGCAGATGGGTCAATAAACATTTTCTTTACCCAGTGATGTCCTCTTCCACCGGGGTTTGTAGTTGCCCTCATGAAGATGGGCAAATCAGGGGCAGTGGACCGTAGACGACTTCGCATGTAATTCCATGCATATGGGTTTCCCCACTGGGTCAGTTCGTCAAAGCCTATCCAGCTAAAAGCCAGACCCTGATAACGCAGGACATCTTCATCTCTATCGAGGTATGACATCCACAACCTCGCACCAGATGGCGCAGTCCACTGCATCTTTCTTTCTGACCATTTTATTCCGGGCCAGATTTTTGGATAGAGTTCCTGTGATTTAAATATCAGTTCACGTAACTCTTCCGTAGTATGTCGGAGCAGCAAACCACTAAACTGTGGATGTCCCATGTAGCGAAGAGGGTCTGCAAGCATAGCGTATGATTTACCACCACCTGCCGAACCACCGTAAAGAACCTCACGTTCACTTGCTGCAAGAAAGTCTGTCTGTGGGCCGGGGTTAGGTTTGAATAGTACATTAGCGTGTTCTTCAACTGCTTCTGTTTCGTATTCAATATCCTGTATATCAACCGTTGGCTTTTGCGCCTGTTCTTGCTTCTTCGATTTCTTGCGCTTTGCTGATTGCCTTTTCCGCATACTCTGCCCACTTGCGGAGGCTTGCAGCTTGGTTCTTACGCTGTCGCTCATGTTGTAACCGCTTTCTTAATCCTACATGCGATATGTATCTACCGCTATTTGTACTAAGCCAGTTAGCTACCTCACGATAACTGTATTGATTTGTATACGCTCTGGCCTTTTCAAGCAAATCTAACTCAGTTGGAATGGGGTCAAGAATGTCGGGGTCTTCTTCGTTTTGCTTGTAACCAAAGGGTACAGTACGTGCAATACGTGGTATCTGTACCCATTCATTTTGTTCTTTAATGTCTGTTGGCTGTGGTAACTTCCAACGTCCTGCTGTACGTGTCATTTGTTTTTCTTTGAACCCGGACCAGTTAATGCTGAACCTTGTCCTGCTGGTTTTGATTTAAAAGCGGCTAAAAAACTCCCTACAACTGGTATAGAACGTAGCGCATATTTTTTTGCTAGTTCTTTTGCTGGTGTCTTTGTTAAACCTTTTATTATTTCTTTTTGTTGTTGTAAGAGTGCTTTTCTTATTTTAACATCTTCAGAATTTAAATTTTTAGGTTTTATAGATTTTAACTGGTCAATTTTCATTTGAGCAGTTTTAACTTTAGTATCTTTAGCTATTGATGCATGTCTAGTTTGTGCTTTAGTTTTAGGTTTTTTAGTACGATTGTTCATTAGTCATCGTCCTCTACTTTAGCTTTAGCTGGCATAAGCATAACACCACCTGCTGCTTCTACCTGCACCTTCTCTGTTTTAATTAAACCTGTGCGGTCTAGCAGTTCTTTAGCTGCTGACATCTTGTCACGAATACCAAGTTCAGTTGGGTCATATAATGCGCCTGTCATAGCTATTGCAGCTTTAGGTGCATTACGAGCCATGTACATCTGCGTTGCTTCTAGTATCTCTTCCTTGAGACCTTTTACAATTGCAGTTGTAGCAGTAGTTTCTGAATACCCTGCCAGTTTCTTAGCGGCAACTACGTCACCGCCAGCCTCTTCAAAGAGGACTTCCAGAAACTTCTGTTGTCTTTCGTTTAGTTCTCTAGCCATTATTTTGTAATACTCTTATATAATGATTTTGCTTTTTTAAATAGTCCATCTGCATATCTAGCATCACCAAATCTTTTAGTGCTAGATGACCCGCCATAAAATATTTGACCTTTAGTGCCGGGATACTTTATTAAGAATCCTTTTTTCTTTTTTGTAATCTGTCTCTCGGCCATTACTTTAACTCTCCGTGATGCATAGCATGTGCTAACTTGTGGCTGCGTCCTTTTACCTGCACAGCCCAACGGCTGTCTAACATTTCACGTGATGCAGTAGGAAAGTCTCCCTCATGCACAGCAGCCCACATTTTCTTAAACTTATTTAGCCTTGGCACACCCATATTAAATGCCATGTCTACCAGTACAAGTTGACGTACAGCGTCTAAATCTGCCACGCAAGGGTGCGCTTTCAACAGTTCATCCTCGACTATCTGCACGTCATTCTCTAATAGATATGCAGCGTCACTTTCAGTAATACCATGCTCATACACTGCTTCTATGTTTGGAAAGTCCAAAGTATCAAGTTCTTCTTTGGTAATACCTCTGTCTTCAAGATTTCTACCTATACCAATTGTGTCAATACCTAAAGTATCCTGATAGACCTCAAGACGCAAACCCTCACTCTGAACAAGTTGTTTAATTAAATGTGTGCGAATGTATTTCATTTACCGCCTCTGGATTCTCTTCCCAAGTATATGCCATACACACCTGTCATGACACCCATTATAACAGACACGAAAGCTGACTGCTGTGTTGTAGGGTCTTCTAAATTCATAAACCATTCTGCACAACGCCATGACATTGCAACGGAAGCAATCATAGTTAGCTTGGCTGTAACATTAAATTGCAGCCATCTTTTCCACCAATCAACCATTATTTCTTACCAAAGAATTTTGTAGCTGAACGTACGCCAAAAGAAGCGGCAACGATAACTCCCAAGGAATATTGATACCATTCAGGCATCTTGTTAAGTTGTTCAAATCCATTTTGTACCACACCTTCCATGCCGGGTATGAAGGCTAGTATTAGTGGAATGCTAAACAAAATTACTAGCCACTCGTCTTTCCAACTTGATGATGAAGCACGAGCCATCTCCAAGTCCCAATCAATTTCACCTGTAGCTTTTTTCTGCATTACTACAGCTTCAGCTTGAGCCTTTGCTACTTTAGTAGCTGACTGTGCTTTCTTCTCTTCTACCTTGCCCTCAAGCCACGTAGAAGCAATATTACTTATTGGTCCTATCAGTGCTGCCAGCATTATGACCCCCTTCTGAATTTAGCGGTTTTCTTTGATATCGCTTTAGGCTGTCTGACGAACTGCTTACCAGCACGAGTTCCTTTTCTTTTAGCAGCGGTTGTTGCTGCGTACTCTTGCGGGGATAACGCTTTGATAGCTGCTGTCGGTAAATACCGTTCACCAGTTTCACTGGACGGTTTGCCACTTTTAGTTCTCCACTTCTGTTTGCCCCAATCTTTTAAACTTTTTTGTGGTGATTTAAGTGCCATTATAAACCTTTCAAATAAACTGCCCAAGCAAATAATGCAGCTAACCCAACCAATCCCACCACACAAAGAACAACTATTATAGCTATTTCAATCCAGTGTTGTATTTTACGTCTACGTGCTTCTATTGCAGCTAGTCTATCTTTACGTGCTTGCGCTTGAAACTTTATCCAATCATGCCACAGTCCGGGTCTACCTGTATATATCATAAGTTGCTTTAGTTCTTCTTCTTGCTGCTTTAACTTTTCAAGATGCATAAACTCTTCTAAGTCTGCACTATTAGCACCCCGTCTTTTCTTTTCGCCCTTCCTGCGTAAGTCCTCTGTAGCGTTTACATACTTGCCTACTTGCGAAGCAACGTCAGCAATTTGTCTTCCATTCTGAATAGCTGTTTTGATAGCGGTAAACGCTGCGTTAGCTGCAACTAATTCTGCTATCATTTTCTACTCCACAATTTTTACGATATAAGTTTTACCGTCTGGTCCTTTATCAATTTCAACTGTTTTATTTTCGCAAGAGTATCGCACAGTTCCAGTATCTTTATACAGATTTCTTTCTATTGTGCGTTTTGCTTTTAAGCATTTAGATATTTGCTCAAATGGTGTATGCTCTGCGACATGACCTGAAAGATATAATATTAATGTTATTGTTTCAGTGACCATTTGTCATTTTCTCAATACGTGCTTCTATAGCAGCAATACGCTTTTCATAAAACTCTAATGTTAATTTTTGCTGTTGGTCATGTGGCGCACGACCTTCATCTATTTGTAAAGATAATTCATCTAGCTGTTGTGCAATATGTTCTATTAACATAAACTGCTCAGAGTCAGCAGGTAGACTTCCCATTTCACCACGAGGCCACTTAATACGAAACTCTGTGTTATGGTCTACATTAGACTTCATCATAGTGATGTTAGTCTCTATAGTATTAAGACGTTCTATAATACCAAAGTATGCCCATGTTGCAAGTGACGCTGCGGCAACCATACTAATGATATTGCGAAGAGGTAATGCAACCTCTGTATTCTCACTTAGTTTTGCAGCCATTTATGGGTTAAGCCTTTTTAGTCTTGTACCCACCGCCAGCTTTTTTATAAGCAAGAGCCAGCATTTGGGCTTTTCTTGCCGACCACTGACCCGGCTTTCCGCCTTTTGAGCCAGCCATAATACGATTGAATATACGTTTTCTTAAAGCAGGTTTTGTATAGTTACCTGATTTATTTACGGTGCTTTTCTTTTTAGGTTTCTTTGGTGCTTTAGGGGCCATGTTACTTACCTATTTGGGTCATAAAACTCTTCTGCTGCTACAACTACAGTTAGTGTATTTCCTGTTGTTGCAGCTACTATGATTTTATCTTCAGCATGAATATATAAAGGTTTGTCCACTGTAAATACAGATTCTATTGACGCACCAGATACTGCATGACTAGATACAAGTGTATGTGTAGTGTTTGTATCTTTCTCATAATATTTAAGTGTGTAGTTACGATTGCTAGAATCATTATTAGCAATCATTAAATGTTCTACGTGAGATGAGAAGTTCTTAGGTACAACGTAGCAGTCTGTATCACTTGTGCCTGTAAGAGCAGTAGCATGTGTAACAAACTTAGAACCATTATTATTTACAGGCATCAGTCATTCCAACCTAACACAGTTCTATGTTTACGCCAAAACCAATTGCCTATAGAAGTGAAAGGCTTGCCCATATTGAGCAAAGCCAATCCAAGGTATCTAACCAAAGTACGTTTTAGGTTTGTTACGTTTATTGACATTCTTTTTATGTACACCCGGTCTGCGTTTAGGTTTAGGCTTTATTATTTTTTCTGTGCTGTAGAACTTAGCCATTACTTCTTCTTAACTGCGCCACCACGCATCATTTTTTTCTTAGCCATTCCACCACGCATCATTTTCTTCTGCGCCATCTTAGCCATGCCACCGCCACGCATTTTCTTTTTCATCATGCCGCCACGCATCATTTTCTTTTTAGCTGCTTTCATTTTATGTCCGGGCATTTCTTAGTCTCCTTCTGTCAACTACCAGTGACTCATATGTATCTTTAGGAAAGTGCTGGTAGTATCCAGACTTTTCCAAGCTAAGTGAAGCATCATCAAGTAATGATAACTTCTGAACAAAGACCATGCAATAGACTAACTCATCGTCTGTTACATCATCTTCAACTAAAAACTCCAGACCTGCTTCTACTGCATCATAGTCTGGATGAAACACCATCAGGTGCATATCATGACCAGCGATAGACATGGCTTCATTTACGCCATCACACCACCCATCAAGATATTCCATATCGAGCAAATATTGTGATGCCCAAATAACTATATCATATTCGTGTTGGTCAAAATCAGCTACTTCTTTTGCTAAACCATCTAAACCTGTATTAATACTAAATACAACTTTATTTTCCAACCATGCTTGTTTAGCATACGGACATGGTGGTAATCCGTTTAGCATTTTGTTTGGAACTTCGAGAAACTCGTGAGACCACTTGCGAATGTCAGCTTCAACGGGATGCACGAGTCTTCTTCTTCTGCGCTTCTATAAAACGTCTATATACATTTGCTGCTGCTATTTTACCTGCGGCTCTAGCCCGTTGTTCCATAGCTATGGCAGCCTGTGTCTTATGGTTATGACTTCTGCTAGATGCTTTTATCTTACGTACAGATGCTTGTGCATCTTTTACTGTAGCAAACTTCAGACCCTTGATTGTACCCTTTGGGTCTTCATCTGTGTACAGGTCACTATGCTTTTTACTTTTAGCTGGCTGACCTTTTTTTCTTGGTACTCTAGGAGCCATTATGACTTCTTTAAAATGTTCTTAACCACATCAGGTCGCACTTTATTTAGTGCTTCTAAGCCGGGATTTAAGTCTTTAACTGAGCCACCATCATTGAGATACATATGCTTCTTACCGTTAGCCATACCACCCATAGCCATTTTCATTGGACCTTTTTTACCTTTAGGCATTTCAGCCATACCTACAGATATAGCTATCACTGGTACTTTTTTCTTAGCCATTATGTTTTCTTCCTATTATCTACAGATGAAAGCAACAGCCCACCCTTGTTCATACGATAATCATGTGGACCTGTACGTGATTTAGTTACCTGACCACCTTTATTAAACTCTACATCATATTCTTTTTCTAAAAAAGCACGATATTCACGTTCTTTAGAAGTCATGTTTCTAGCACGTGCATTTCGCATAGCAGCTTCTAGCTGTCTTTTTGTAGGCTTTCCAAATATCTCACCTGTCTCTGGGTCAATGTAATCAGTACGTGCTTCTGTCTTACGTGCTTTGCGAGTTTGTCCTGCTGCTTGTTGCGCCCGTGATAAATCTAGTTGGTCTTTTAAACGAAGTTCTTTTAGTTCTTTCTTTTCTGCAGCAGTAGCTTTACCATCATCTACTTTGCGTTGCAGTTCAGCTTTTCTCTCAGCAGCTTTGCGTCCACCCTTTGATGTGCTTTCAGCTACAACACCACCTACTTCAGACTTACTGCCTACAGTTACACTTGGCTTGCGACTGCCTTTTGCTACATCTGCAGTGCGTAGTTCACGTTCAATCTGCTGCTCTGCTGCACTAGCTTCAGCAGTAGTTTCTGTTTTCTTTTTAGGTTTTTGTCTACGTGCAGCCTTTGCTACACGAGCCGTGCCTTTTGAAATAAGTTTAGATGCTATACCCATGTTTAGCTACCTTTTTTAAATACAAAAAGTTTACCATCTATTTTTCTTACAATTTCTTTTTTATTATTGTATCCACGTTTTGAGGTAAACTTACGTATTGCACCCGGAGGAAGATTAGACCCCGGTGTGGCTTTTGATGAAAAACCTTTACGTGGGTCTTTAGACTTAGTTGTTGTTTTCTTCTTTGGTGCTAGTTTTTTAGGTCCAGCGGCTGTAAAGTCAGCAGGTGTAGGTGTACTAATTTTAGCTGTAGGTTTTGCCTTCTTTATATTGGTTGTATACTTTTTACCGTTCCATGTAAATGAAGCCTGACCTAAACCTCTATAATATTTAAACGCCTCACGAAAAGACACACCACCTTTTGATACACCTACATTATATTTTTTGCCCGGTGCTTTAGGACGTGAAGGTGGAGCAGTAGGTGTTTTCTTTTTGCCACTAGTTGCTGCACGTGTACGTGCTGCTTTAGCATCATCTGACTTTTTATTTTGTTTAGCTTTTACAGCTTCACCAGCAGCTATCACACGTGCTGTTTGTTTTGTACCTGTAAATCTAACATCTATTGGATTAGAGCGAATCCTTGCTCTAGCTTTATCATCTTTAGATGCTGTTGGAGACATCTGTGCGCCAAATTGTGCCGCTTCTTTTCTTTCACGAGCAATTTTATCACGTTCTTTTTGACGAGCCTTTTGTTGTTCTGCAATTTCCTGTCTTCTTCTACGTGACATTACAGTGCTAGGCATAAGCTGATTTTTATTTGACATAGTATTTTCCTCTTAACACTTCCAACGCTTACGTGCTTGTCTCAAACGACTGTTTGGGTCTTTAGCAGCTTTAGGAAATTTTTTCATTTGACCAGCAGACCTAGCACAGAATGATTTACGTCTTTTGGCATCTTTACTTCCGGGCTTTACTTTACCCGTAACGGCAGTCTTCAGTTTACTACCGGGATTTGCTTTTCTATATGCCTTCACTCCTGCAGCAGTCATACCTGCACCCTGCTTTGTAGGGCGAAAGTTCTTCTTATTGCGAGGAGGCATTCTATCAGGTTTACGTTTAGGTGGGGCCATTACGTAGATGTACCTTTACCTTGCTCTGTGGGGTCAAGACAACCTGTCCACTTAAATACCATAGGCATATTGTATTGTGACCACATACCGATTAAGTCTTTAATCATTTCTTCTACACGAACCTCACACTGCTCTGGTGTTTCATATGGTCCACGGTTATCTGTGATGGTCATGCACATTGCGTTGTTAGCTACGTGACATGCGATTATCATTGCAGTAAACATCTAAGTCTCGTTTGGTTCTTTCCATCCCTCTGCCCTCATAGCGTCCTCTACATGCTTCAATGTAAATGAACGTCCGTAGTGTGCCTCTACTGCCTGTCGCACATAGAAAACATCACTATGAGGGATATGTAAACGGTCTAATGTATTAGTACGGATAGCATCATAGAATGCATCAAGTACATTATCTGTGTATAGTTTTACTGATTTTTTAGATTTTGTCAAGGAAAAAATCCTAAAGCACGTATTTAATTACGTATAGGGATACTTAACTGTCTACACTTTAAGTGTCACATTGTAAGTATTAAATATAGATAAGTTATAAGACAGTTAAGTGTAACACTTTAAGTGTTATTTAGTTATAGTATAATTATACCAGATATGCAGATAAGTGTCAACCCCTAAAATGTAATGCGACTCAAAATAATTTACATTAACTATAGAACTGCACAAAAAATAGGCACAATATGTGTGACTGCACAAATACTAGGCAATATAAATACTGTCAGTTGCTGCTGTGGTTAACACTTAATTTACCTAATCTGTGTATTTCTGTGTATACATGTACGTACCACCCCCCTATGCCACCTGCCCGTACCCGTCATGATGCAGGTCATCTGCCCAACATCTGCCTGTCTGCCAGCGCAAATGCGACTACATGTAGCGTGTCATGAGAATTTGCCACGCTAAATGATGAGTTTCTGTGCTGTCATGCCATATGATGCCAACTGTTATGTTATCAGTCGCCTTTTTACACAATGTTTGAAGCATGGATTATGAGGAACACACCATGTTGCTGTGGCGGAGCATACCCTACCCTACCACTGTCCAATGTTGGTCACTCAGCCTCACACGCATACGAGTTTCACACACGAACTGCGGTAGCTATGCTACCTGTAGTCGTGCGGCAAACGACCTGTGCGGAAGATGGCGTGATGTGCGACCGCCAGTCACGGAAAGCCAACCCTTTATTCCTCTCACATTTTATATGTTATACAGAGAAAATATCTCTCCCTTTAGGGTGAGAGAGATATTGTTCTCTTATGTATAACTTAAAATGTGGAGAAGAAAATGACCAACACAATCACTCTGAAAACCAAGTTTGAAACACTTAACACCCTTGAAGACAAGGGTAAGTGGATTGGCATCAAGTATCGTTCAATCGTAAACTCCGACCGCAAGGCAATCACAGAGTTCGACTTACCATTGGGTCAATTGCTGGAAACAATCAGGATGGAAAATCCTGACAGACCACAATTGCCTGTGGCAAGGCTTCGGGAATGTGGCATTGCCAACATTGACCGTAGGAGACGGTCTGAGGCTTTGACACTTGCTCAGAATTGGGAACATAAAACCATGCAAGAGTTAGTTAACTCAAAGCGGTTTTCATCATGCCCTGCTATTGTCAGAGAGTTTAAGAAACTCACCGCTGAAGAAAAGCCACCTGTGGTGAAAACACCTGAGCAGATTGCTCAGTCTGTTGTTGATATGCTTGAAAAGCATGGTATCAGCCACTCTGATTTTGCTAAAGCAATGGCAGTACACATGAAGCCACAAATAAGTGAGGCAGCTTAACGCTGTCTCAAACTGTCCAACATTGGTCACTTGGAGAAATCAAAATGTTAGTACAATTATTCAAAATCCTGTTAGCTTGCATCACCTTTGGCTTAGGCATTAGCCTAGTTTGTTTATCGTTGATATTCGCTGTAACAGGTGAACCTGAAGGTTCAGTGATAGGTATGGTGTTTGGCTT